CCATTGAGCCTGCTATTTTTACTTCTTCTTTTTGAAATTCAACCTTAACTTGGAAAGCCTTAACTTCTCCAACCTCTCTATCATTTATCCATAATGAGCCGTGAGTTCCGTTTATTGCATTTTTAGCATTAAAAGCCATAATTTAACACCTCCTATAAGTTGATTTCTAAAGATATTTCTTCCATAGCATCTATAAGTTTTATATTAGCCATTAAAAATACTTTATCTTTTGTATTAGCTTCTTTTATTTCTTGTTCACTCATTTCAGAAGTGTCAACACCTATAGACTTTAAGTATTTAATTTGTTGAGCCATATCTATAGCAACAGTAAAATCCTTTTCTATAAGTTGTTCTTTTGCTAGTTCTTCAAAATATGAAGTTATAGCAGTCATTAAGATACATTTATTATCATAGTTGTTAGCAACCTTGCCTATATATGTATCTATACAAGTTTTTCTTATGTCGTTGTGTATTAAATCCATAGTATCAACTAATTTTATTTTTTGGAATAAATCTCCCTTTTCAGTAGTAGTTGTAACTAAAGAGTTTACACCTCTCGCAACTCTAACTTTACCCATTTCTTTTACAAGTATCAGTTCACCTTTTCCAACTCTTTCTTCTGATTGTTCCTTAGTTTGAGAAGGTATATCTAGCACATTTCTAGGTACTGCATAAGTTACTGATTGATTTAAAGGAGTTCCTGCTATAAGCCCTGCTATAACACAGCAAAACTCATCTGAGTTCATTTCTCCTTCTTTCATAGTAGCCGTATTTGTAGAATTTACTATTCCTTCATAATCAGCTTCTAAGTTCATTACTGCCTTTACTCTAACTTTTATATCATTTCTCATTTTATCTATAAAAGTCTTAACAGTTTCTTTTTCTTCTTCCTTAACTTGAGGAACTACTAAATAATTAAATTCAACAGTTTCTAAATAGTCTAAAGCTGTTTTTAATTCAACCTCTTCCCCTACCACATAAGCTACAACTTTGCTTGGAGCAGTAACATTCCCTAACAAAGTTAGGTTTATGTATTTTTTATTAGCCTCTGATAAGTTAGAAGGTATATCATAAGCCCCTTTTATATTATAAAGCCCTAATTCTTGAGTATCTCTAAGTATTAAAGCTACTATTCCTGTATTACCTCTTTGTATAGCAGTAGAAGCTTTTTGCTTAAATTCAACTATTACACTTGGTAATCCTATATTTGAAGCCATTTAATCACCTCTTTTTACTTAATATTTACATCAATGTTATTCATAATATCAAAAGTATCTTCATTGCCACTATTTGAAGCCTTAACATTGATTTCATCAAAGTAAGTTATATAAATTAAAAAATCTAACATATCACCAACTTCATCAGTTAAGAAATTAGGTTCAACGTTAGATATATTTAAAAACCTATCTTTTACTTTTAAATTTCTAGCAAATAAGCAATCTAGCCTATCTGCCATGTCATAATTATCTAATTTGCTACTACCAAAATATTTTACTGATAACATTAATTGCTTTTGGTTAGTCTTTAAAGTAGAAGCTTTGCTTGTAACTGGTACCAAGGTTACATAAAAACATTCGTTCTCAAAAGTCCCCTCTTGATTTTCAACTATAACATCACAATTAAAGTTATCAGATAAAATTTTAGTAGTAGAAAATAAAATATCTTTGTAAGTTATCATAATCATTAACCTACTTTCTAATCATTAAATAAATTCTCTATCATCATAGAAAATTCACTTGTTAGAGTTTCTTCTATTTCTTTTACTGATTTAGTAAGCATATATCGACCGTCAACAAAAGATTTTCCACCTCTAGTTCTATGACCATATTCAATGTACGGTGCGTAGTGAACATTGTTATATATAATCCTAGCTAAATCTCCGTCTTTTTTAACTCTCCAACTTCTTCTAAGCACTCCACTATCTACTGGAGTTTTTAATTTAACTTTTGCAATAAGCTTTTGAGAAATTTTGTTTAAAGATTTACTAGCTTCTTCATCAAAATTATTACTAGCATTATTCAAAGTTCTAATAAATCTATTTAAGCCTTGAATATTCATTATGCCCTCTCTTTATAGCTTAATAAAGTTTCACTATGAGATGAATAACAAAAAGGCTTAGAAGCTAAATAGATAGATATTTTACCCATACTAGATACCTCAACTATATCACCTTCTCGTACGTCTACGTTAGGGTTTAAAAATAATAAATGAGAAAAAGCTAAAGCACCTATCCCGTCAACGTTCATGGTTTGGATATCCTTTTTAGATAAAGCACATTTAGCATCTTCTACAATTATTATTTCTTTAGTTTCAGTTACTCCAGTATTAAGGTTTTTTATCTTTTCTTTTCTCTTAATAGTACATCTATCAAAGTAAGTACTTTCTAATATTTCTATATCAGTCATTAAAAACACCTAACTTTTCTATATGTATTTAATATTTTCTTCTCGCTATCAGTTAAACCAACACCTGTTGAAGAAGTTTGGATAGCTTCGCCGACATTATATTCGATTTTAGTATCACCACGGCTTATAGACTTAATCTCTCCTGTATTTTGAGTGCCACCAGTTACAGTAGGTTTCATAATAGATACAACTTTATCTTCTATGAAACTTTCTAATCCTTTTGATAGCTCATTTACATTGCAATAGTCTACAACCATAGTTTCAACCTTAGCTAAATATAATAAAATCATATTGTCATGCTTTTCATCAGTAATATTTAATAAAAGTTTTATATTTTCTAACATACAATCACCTCACCTTTTTAAAAAAGGCAAGGGATTTATTCCCCTACCTTAGTAGTTTTAATTAAGCTTTTCTAGATCTTCCAGCACTAGCTATTTTTATAGCTTTAGTAACATCTGCTAAATGAACTGTATAGTGCTTATCAACTGTTAATTCAGTAGCTCTTATATTGTGTATTCTTTCAGTTTCTAAAGAAGTATCTTTCTTTAAGTATATAGCTATAGCTCCTGGCTTAACTATGTAGTTAGTGTTAGTTACTCTGTTAGATATAACAACGTCACATCCATGTATTTGACCAACAGAACCTTCAACTAAAGCTTCTCTTCCTAATTCTTGAACAGATAACCATGTTGGGTCTTGCTTTAATGTGTGAAGTTGAGCAGGAGAAACTAATAATACCTTTTGTCCTTCTAAGTCTTCACCAAATTTTACAAGCGCTTCAGATACTACTTCAGCAGATAAAGCTTTATTTATAGTCATTTCTTCTCCTATACCTTCTAAACAAGCCATAACATCAGTGTCAACTTTTGCAGCTATAGCTTTTGCTAATTGTTTAGATGCTTGACCTAATGGATCTCCGTATCCTGATAATATAGCTTCATCAGTTATTCTAACACCTTTACCAGCTTTTTTAACTGTTACATTTTCCATTTCAGTAGCTAGTGCTTCAACTGGTATAGCTTCACCTTCTGCAACATCTGCTGCTTCACCTATCATTTTGTAAGCAGGTAAAGATATAGTGTTCCCTGGTCTACCAACTAATGTATTGTCTACTGTTGCAAGTGGAGCAAATTTTATAGCGAATTCTAATTCTCCGTCTACCATAGAAGCTAATACTTCTGGGTTTATCATTTTATCTAATTTAGTCATAGTCATATTAAATACCATCCTTTATTATTTGTTTAATTCATTAAATAAATCTTTGTTTTCGTTGTATAAGTTCATTTTTTCCATGTAACTCATATTTTTAAATTGTTCTTTAGTTATTGAAGTTGCGCTTGAGCTTGTAGTGGTTTTCGGTACATTACCTCTTAGTCTTTCAGTTACTACCTTCTCTACTGCTTCATTAAATTTAGCTTCAAATAACTGTATATTTTCAAAAGTTTTTTCTGCATCATTACCTTTTAGCATTTCTGCAAATTCTATTGGTAAGCTTTTAGAAGCTAATTGCTTAGAAGTTTCATTTAAAAGTCTTTCATTCTCAAAAGCCCTTTTAGTTTCTTCAAATTCTCTTACTTGTTTTTCAAATAATTTCTTTTGCCTTTCTTGTTCAGATAGCCTAGATAATTCCTCGGCTTCTTTTCTTTCAGCTTCTATCTTAGCTTCTATATCTTTTCTTTCTCTTTGAAGTCTTTTGTTTATTATTTCATTAACTTCTTCTTGAGTAAAAGTCTTAACCTCTACTGTATCAACTTTTACATCTTCTTTTATTTCTTCATTAACAACGTTGTTTGTATTTTCCATTTAATCCTCCTAGTTTTAAGTCATAGTAGACTTTAAATAATCCGAGTTTTCTTTAGTGTCTAAACAAGTAAAAAGACAATAAAAAAGCCCTTACTAAATCAGTTAGTAAAAGCCAAAAAAGACTATATATTATATATATTTATTCTTTATTCTTTGATAGTGTTGCCCTTTAATTGCCCTATTGTTGCCCTTAAAGTAGCTCAAAGCATTGAAAACACTATGTTTTAATTGCCCTATTGTTGCCCTTTAATTGCCCTTTTGTTGCCCTATTATTTAATTTTATAAAATTTAGCCCATTCTTTGTAAGTCATAGATGAAGGAATTTCTATACTTTTTCCCTTTTCATCTCTAGCAAATCTAGTAGACATATTATCTTCTACATAAGGAATAGTTGTTGTTCTACAGTAAGGGTGTCAATGAAAAGGAGGCATATTTACACCAATAACTGCATCCTTAACATTAAACACCTCCCCGTCTAAATCTTGACACATTTTAGAAGTTCTTTTATCTAAAGTAGCAAGAATTTCATATTTATCAACATCACATTCTACATAAGCCTTTTGAGAAGAAGTTTCCATAAAATATGAATGCTCTGTATGTATAAGCCTTAAACAGTTTTTATAATCTGCATCTAGCTTTTTACTTAAAGCTCTTGAAGTTTCTTTAACTCCTTTACCTTGTATAATCATTTGGGTTAATTCCTGGACCATAGCATTTTTAAATTTAGTTCTATTAATCCATAAATTTTGACTATAGCTTCTACCACTCCAAGGAAAGGCCAAAATTTCTTTTATCATGTCATTATCTATATATGAAAAAGCAGCTCCAACACCTATTGATTTGTGTATATCGAATATAGTTTGGTAGTAATTATCTTTTATAGTGCTACTGTAAGTCATTGTAAGCCTTTTATTTGTGCTTTCATATACTTCATTAATGTATTTACCACATTGATAAAACATTTCTTCTAAACGGGAAATTCTACTTTTCATAGCTAAAGTGTTTAACTCAAGTAAAAGCTCTTCATTTCCTGTTTCTTCTATAAGTTTCATATAGGACTTTAAATCCCTTTTAAATTCTCTAAATTCACTACTATTCAAATATTTTTTTGCATCAGAATAAGATAGGTTGTTATCCTTAGCATATTTATAAAATAAATTGCTAATTTCTTTACCTATCTCATTCATAGCTTTTTTATATTCATCAACTAATTCTTTTTCTATTTTTTTTAAATCTTTTAAGCCTTTTTTAAGTTTATAAGCTTCTCTTTTTTCCCAGTATTCTTTACTAGACAAATTATTCTTCATTTATAGCACCTTCTTTATTTTGTGCATTAAAAAAAGCTTCCTCAATTCTTTTAGAAGCTATATCAAAATAATTATTATCAAGTTCTATGCCTATAAATTTTCTATTGGTATTCATACAAGCTACACCAGTTGAACCACTTCCCATAAAGCAATCTAAAATTATGTCACATTTGTTAGATGATGTTTTAATTATATACTCTAATAAATCTACTGGTTTAGGAGTTATATGCCCTTGCTTTTTAGCTACTTCGTAATTCATTACAGAGTGATGTTCTTTTAAATTATTAAACGTATACCTTAAATCTTCATATTCTTGTCTTAAATCTTCATATTCTTGTCTTAAATCTTCATATGACTTATCAAAATCTAACACTTTTGATAGTACCTCGTAGTGTTTTTTTGTTATAAACTCAAATTGCTTGTAATTCTTATCTAATTTATGTTTTAATATTGTTTTAGCACTTGCTCTATTTCTTGCTATACCGTTATCTATGTATAAATCCACAAGTCTATCATCATTATACTTGAGCCCTTTTTCCATCAGTTTACTATAAAGATATTCTTTTATGGGCTTATAATTATCTACATCTCGTTGTACTCTATTTAATCCAGCCTCATCTTGAAAAGTATAATACAAGCAGTACTCAGCCATTTGCTTGTAATTCCTTAATCCATTTACGGCACAATGACCATCTAAATACCCTTTTAAGCTACTTCTATCAAATCTTTTATTCCATACTAGCAACTGCTTAAAAACAAAATCAGTATTATTATTTATATAATTTTGTAGTTCCACTATCTGTAAAAAGTCATTATGGAAAAAATAAAAACTACCATTACCTTTTAATACTCTTTGGCACTCTTTAAACACTTTCCCCATGAACTCCACATACTCATTTACTGTTTTCCATTTATCCCATTTTTTATCTTTTCCTATATTGTATGGTGGGTCTATTAGTACGAGATTAACAGACTTATCTTCTATATCTTTAAATATACTTAAGCAATCCCCATTATATAATTTATACATTTATATCACCTAATTCAGAATAACTATCCTCATATAAAGAGTTAGCTTCATTCTTTTTTCTTTCTAATTCACTTGCTACATCATCAACATAAGGAGATAAAGCTAATACAGTTTCTTCTGATAATATACCTGTTAATTTTTGCATAGTATCAGCAATTTCAACTGCATTAAATGGTTTATTTCTAGTGAATATAGGTTGAATTTCCATGTAACTCATTTCACTATTAGTTTTTATTTTTAAGAAGTTACACATAAGTTCTAATCTTCTTAATAAACCTTTTTTAAACTTAGCTTCTTTAACTCCTACTAAATTTTCTAAGGCCATTAATTTATAAGATAATGCAACTCCACTAGAATTATTAGAAAACTCACTATCATTCATATTAGGTACACAAGAAAACCTATGTATATCATTATCTAATCTGTTTTTATAGTTTTCTAAAGCACTATCTTGGATATTCTTTATAAGATATTCGGCTTTGCCTTCATTGTCTACAAAGTTTATTATGTTTTGATTTTCTATATCTTTAGCACTTTCTTCATCCATTAAATATCCACTTATAACTAGATAAGCATGAGTAAAGCTTTCAAAGTCATTAGCACTATCGGATTGAGTTTTATCATAAGCATCAATTAGTGGCTTAATTTTTTCAAAGTCCCCATATCTTTCATCATTATTTATGTATACTGAAACTGGTACATCTAAAAAATAATGTGGCACTTGGTTCACAAATCTTATTGAATCTTCTTCTTTTACATAGTAGGTTATATTATTCTTATCATAAACCTCAATATGAGTTATAGTATCTTCAGTATCTATTAATTTTTCATCATAATATCTTATAGCAAATATAATATTTTCTTGAAGTGTATTATCATATGCTACTATACATTCACTAGGATCAATAGAAGCAAATCTAATATTTGTATCTTCATCAACATACATTATCTCTATACCATAACCACATATAGAAGCATTTTTAGCTAAAGTAGTATTATTATCTGCTTCATCATTGTAAACTAATAATTCTTTTATAGTTTCAAAGTTTTCTATGTTAACATAAGATACAGGCTTACCTAAAAAATACCCAACTGCCGTATTTGTGATATAACTTGCATAAGGGTTAGATATTTTATTTTTAGGTTTATTTCCGTTGTTATATTCTCTATAAACTATATCATTATTGTTATTGTAATAATCTTTTAATTTATTAATTCTTTTAGCTTCTTCTTTGTGAAGCTCAAGCACATATTTAACTACATCTACTGTCATTTCTGTATCTTTATTAAGTTTAATTTTTCTCATACTACACCCCCTTATAAATCAAATCTATCTCTATTAAATTTAATTCCACCTAGCCTTACATCTTCTAAACTGTATCTGAGTGCATCCATTAAATGGTTATAATCATCAATAGGCTTATTAATAACATTACCTTCTTTTGTGTCCCATACATAATTAGACAACTCAACTATAGTATTTTCACATTTAGGGTGAACGTATATTTTAAAATCTTGTATAAATTGAATACCATTTAAAATACTGTCTTTCCCCTTTTTAGCACCTTTAATTCTGTATATACCTTGCCTTTTTATATCATCTATAGATTTAGGCTCTGAACTATCCCCAACTATTTTTTCTTTTGAATAGCCTTTATATTTAATCATATTAGCTATATCTTTATTACTCATAGCTTTCTGATAGTGTTCATCAAATATAAATATTTCATTATTATCTAAATCGATTAAAGAAGCTATAAAAGCAGTAGGATCATTTGTATATCCAAAGTCAAGGCCAAAGGCACTTTTGATATTTCTTCTCTTTTTAATTTCTTCTATATTAAATTCTAATTCCTCAAAGTTACTATAGACTAATCCTTCTGCTATTCCCCAGTTTCCTAATCCTTCAATATTATATCTTCTAGGATTATTTATCTTCATTTTTTCAAATAGCTTTTTATCATCCTTACCTAGAAATTCATTACAAGTATAGTTTGTGGTAATAGCTAAAATATCATCATCAACAACATCAAAGAATCTTTTCTTTAACCAGTGTTTTTCACTCCATGGGTTAAAGCTTAATATTATCTGTTTAAAATATCCTGGAGGTAATTCCCCCCTTATAGACATATCAACTTTATTAAAATCATCTTCATTCATTATTTGAAAAGCTTCCTCAAACCAACACCAGCACAAGTGGCCATGTTCAACAGTAATAGAAGTTATAGACATAGGATCATCTAAACCCCTAAACAATATCTTTTGGCCAGTAGGTAAATAAGTTGCTTCTAGTGGTGATTTGCTAAACTTCCATAAATGAGATACTCCTAAAGTATTTGAAGCCCATTTTAATTGAGTATATGTACTGTCTTTATGAGTGTTAAAAACTCTCCTAATAATCAAAGTATTAGCTAAAGGATATTTCATCATATTGTAAATTATCCATAAAGCAGTAGTAGTTGATTTTTTGCTACCTCTACCACCTTTTACAACTTTATATCTACCTTTATAATTCCAATAAGTTGCATAGCCTTTACCTATTATTTGTGGTAAGTTAATCCTCAAGTAATTCTTCCCCCTCAAATATTACTTGTTGATTTACATTAGCTTCAACTTTATCAACCCACATTCTGTACCTTTTACCTAGTAATTCAGATGCCCTCATTCTATCTTTTATAGTTGGTTTTCTAGTTGTTCTTAATTCTTCGCCAAGCTGGCTAAATTGCACTACTTCTTCTTCTGTTATTCCCCTAGCTATATCAGTAAGTATTTGCAATATTTCATCTTGTGAAGCTATTCTGCTTTCATCTTTAGCACTCATAACTTCATCTATGTAATTTTTAACCTTTGCATTTCTAAGCAATCTACTTCCATTTGATTCTGCTGTACTTTGGTTTTCTACACCATAAGCTTTTTTATAGCTTTCAGTTGCATTAAGGCTTTCAATATAATAATCTGCAAAAGCCTTTTGTTTATCATTTAATTTACTCACCCCAATACCTCCTTTATATACTTTGACGATGATTTTAATAAAATAAAAAAGAAGCCTAATAACTAGACTTCTCCCCCTTTGGTACTTCTTCCATAACTTCTATAAGCCATTGTACCCTCTTAGGTATTTCAATAGTAGCTTTTATAACTTCATTTACATCTTTCCATACCTTAACCTTAGTTTTCTTCTCTTTCAACTCAATTCCCCTCTTTGAGTTTTAATGTTAGAGTACTAAAATTAATTAATACTCTAAAATAAAAAATCAAATAAAAGGATAAATAAAAATGAAAAAATTAAAACCACCTAAAACTAGGTGGCATTTTAAGGAGTTTTATACAATATATGTTTATATATCATGTAACAATAATATATTACTATATCTAAAATGAAAATAAAACGTAAATTAAAAGTAAAAACGTAGTAATTTCAATTACTCTACTAAATTTACTAAGCTATTTATAATTCTGTCTTTGTTAATCCATATAGTTTTAGTTTCATAATAGTTTAATTTTAATGCTATTTTATTCATTCTAATATTTTCTATATAGAATGCTTCTACTATGTATCTATCTTTAGTATTTAAGCTTTCTAAAAGTGCATCAGTTAAGCTAACTTCATATCTTAATTTATCTAATTCTTTTTCTCTTTTTACAACTAAATCAGATAAATCACTTTGATTTGAAGTTTGGATTTTTTCTTTTGAGTAATCTATTGCACTTATAGTAAAATCATCATCAGTAACTATACCCAATTCAAGTATTTTTATTCTTGATTTATTCTTTTTGTAATTTCTTAATAAATTTTCTATGTATTTATATTTGTCTTTAGCCATTTTATCCCCTTGATTTTAGTTTTGAAGCTTTGCTAAGTATCTTGGCTATATTAACTCCTGTTTTAGTCAATTCTTTATCTTTATATATTAATTTATTGTTGTTTAATATGAGCATTTCACTTCTTGATACTGCTATTAAATTATCTATATCAAAGTTTTGCCTGTTTCCATCTGCAAATATAACATTGTGGTCTTTTGGAATTTCTCCATAATATTGTTCATAAACATATCTTTGTTTTAGTTTCCACGTTCTAGGATCAGCAACTTTTATTTCAATATATCCGTCTTTATTTACTCTTTCACTTCCCACTGGTCTATATTGAGGGGGCATGGTTCCTTTTTTAAAAGATGTTTTATTTGCACCCATATAGCCTTTAAGCCCTTTGTTCCAAGGTATACTTCCTTTTCTAAAGCACCCTGTAGTACCAGTAGTTAAATTATATCTATTCATAGCCCCTTTGATTTGTTGGTCTGTAAAATCATAATTAAACTTATCTTTCATTAAATTTGCTATTTCTTTATAAGTCCTACCTTTTACAATAGAAGCTAAATATTCTTTTTCTTCTTCACTCCATTTATGAAGCCTTTTATTTTTACTCCCTTTAGGTCTACCAGTCATACTATTAACCCTCTAACATCTTAGGGTTTTCTTGCATATATTCAGTAGAATATTTTTTAGCTTCAAGCACAACCCTAGCATTTAATATTATTTCTTTAGCTATATTTGCTACTGCTTTGCTTCTTTCAATTTCTTCTGAAAGTTTCTCCCCTTTTATATCTTCATCATTTAATCTTTCAAGTTGCATGAATAGGTGGTTGTTTAAATCTCCCAGTGTATTTTTCATTTTTATATCCCTTCTTTATCTGTATTACTGACTGTCAGTACTGACATAAAATTTTTAAAAGCCTTAAACCTATTGAAAACGCTAATGATTAAAAAAATGGCATAAAAATAGGTATT